AGAAGGAGTTAGAACTCCTTCTCAATAGCCTCAATAGTTTCGCAAGGATAATGTTCGCTACAAATTCCACACAAATCAGGATATGGTCCACCACAGCAGCCTGGGTCATAACACGAGTTGTCAGAAATTGGTTTATGCAATTCCACTACTGCACGAAGGGTTTGAATCAAAGTTTGATAACTAGCCTCATCTTCTATCTTTGTCAGCAATTCATCGTGGTTCATCAAAAAACTCTTCTCTAATTGATACTCCAATAAGATATGAAGCAAAAGCTAATCCAAATCCCATAAAGAGTATAACAAATATTGTTGTATGAAATACTCCAAGGTAAAGAAATAAACCTAGTGGTACTGCTCCTGTTATAAAATCTTTAATCATGCTAAAATCTCCATAATCTCTTTTCTAATTCCCAGCCAATCTTCTTCATGGAAGTACCAGCGATTAGCTTCTTGATTAAATACATAATCATAAACCTCTTGCTTAATGCCCCAAACAATACCGCTTGTAATTGATTCTTTTAATTGATTAAACTCTTCATCACTTTCGCAACCCTCTAAAGCATCACAGCCAGAGCATGATCCATATCCAATAACAGTAAATGCATACCTATCGTCATTTTTTAACAGGTATACATAATCCCCCTGATATGAACCTAGGGTCCAATCTTTAAGAATTTCTCCTTGAGTAGCAACTATTTCATCATAAGACATAGGTGCTTCATAGTATTCGTATGTCATTTATTCCCACTCAATGTTATTGATACTTAGCCAATCTAAGTAATTAGAGATCTTCAAATTCAGTTTCAAATGGATCATCAAAATCAAACCTATCTAGTACGCCAAATGTTTTATAGGAGATAAAGCTTACTGCACCAATAATTAAAATAATTGAAAGTAGGATTCCAGACTTTTTATTCATCCTTAACGCTCCATGGCTCAACTACGGCAAGCTCTTCTGGGGCAATTCCAACAGATTCTGCCAATGCTCTCTCAGCATTAGCCCTTTGCTCAGGAGTTAATGAATCTGCAGCAGATGCCATCTGCTTCCTTACATACTTGTCCAAGTAGTGACCAGATGAGTTCTTTTTGGCAATTCTTTTAAGGTTCTTCTTCTGTCTCTTAGCCCCTTTTGGGGACGGATTACTCTTCTTCATTTTCTTCCTCATCTTCTTCAAATAGGTTCCAGTATCGGCGTTCCCATGTTTCCGCTTTCTGTTCAGCATCAATCCACATTTGCTTCATTGCATCACGAGATTCATATGCTTTATCAATTAGATCTTGCATATAATCTGTTTGTTTAGTTATATCTGTATTAATTCCTCTAGCTTTACCAATGCCCATACCAAACAAAAAACAACCTAAGTTGAATAGAATATCAAACATTTCCGCCTCTTTCTCTATATATTAATTATACATTAGTCAGCCTAGGCTGTCAAGGATATTAGAGAATATCGTGGAACTCTTTCCACTTAGCTGTCACCTTATCCCAGCTATATGCGTTATTAATATATTCAATTTGCTCTCTAGGATCCCATTTACCAGAAAGTATTTGGCCTATTCCTTCAGATAGGATCTTTGCATATTCTTTTGCATAATCATCTCCCTGGAAAATTCCGTCCTTGATGAACTTATTATCAATATCATCTAGATATAGACCATGTCCATTCACAACTTCAGGCAATGATCCAACATTACTATATACTGGCAAAAGACCAGCACTCATTGCTTCAGCAATTGCAATACAGAATGTCTCAAGAAAGATTGGAGGGTATGCGTGTAGGTGAGATTCCTCTAGATGACGATACATTGTTTTTCTAGGTGTTCTTCCGTAAAATGTAATTCTATCATCATGCATAAACTCATTATCTAAATACATTTCTGGATAAAAGTCGTTAAATATATCAAGCTGAAAATCCTGCTCAATATACTGCAATGAATTTAGCAAGATCATCATGCCTCTGTTAGGACCAGAAGTATGTGTTATTCTTACCTTTTTAACATCCTTAAACTTATCTGGATTATACTTTAGTGGTTCGATACCGTTTGGAATAACGTAAAGCTTTTCCTTTGGGAAACCAGTTTCTTTATGAAACTTATCCTTAGCATATTCAGATGGAACGATAACATATTTAATCTTGTCTGAGATCTCCCCACCGCTCCAGAAGAACTCTGTAACCTCTGGACCAAACTGGCTAGGCAAGCAGTGTGCCCAAAATATAATCTCTCCGTCAAACTTTTTTACGCTTTCATTATCTAAATTCTTGCCAGGCAAGATCATGCATAGATATTTCTCAAAGTTAGGTGAGTCAGGCAAAACCTTTTCGTGGAATGTTCTTGCTTGATATTCAGTTCCGCCGATTGTATGGTGATGAAAATTAAAAATTGGTATATGTTGTTCCATTATCTCATTATACTAAATTTAAAATAGGCAGTCAATAGTTAAAGGCCTAATGTTTCTGTTTTATTTACTTATTTGGCATAAAGATCCCCACCAGCCCTAATTTGTAGGGCATAGTGGGGAATGCTTATTATACCTTCTTTGGCTTGCTCTTCTTAGGAGCTATTACAGTTTCTCTACGAATACCGTGTTTATTTGTATCAATCTTTGTTGCTGGTCTTGGACCATTAATTCCAGATCTAAACTTACCTTGTGAAGGGTTCTTTCTTCTTGCTTCTTGCGAAGTTACTGCGCCAGATGGTTGATTATTTGGCGGGGTATCCATACCTGTACCGTTATCACTCACCTGAAATAAATCTTTCTCTTTGTTCTGGAGTTGCGGTCATGTTTAGTGTAAGACCCGCTTCTCCATCAGTTGAAACATTAAGAATTCCACCTGGAATATCTGTAAGACCAGTCTGGCTTCCTACTGCTTCACATCCACATTCGTAGCACATTATTACTTACCGCCGTTGCCAAGTCCTGCGCCATCTTGCGATGACTTGTCTGCTGCAGGGAACGCTGGCTTTGGTGCCTCTGTGTAATCTGCTGCTGGAACGTTATTTGTTGTCATTTTATTCTCCTATAGGGTTTAAATTAGGTAGCTCTAGAAATCCACCTATAGATATTATAGCATTTATTAGCTTCTATACCTTTTGTGCCAACAATCCTCACAAACAGCTACATATTTAGTCTCTGTTGTGGTGAGGCGGGTTGCATTATTAGTACAACCCGCCATTTCACATACTTCTTCTGAATTCATTACTTCTTTTTAGTAGTCTTCTTAGGAGCTGTCTTCTTAGGGGCAGTCTTCTTAACTGGCGCAGTCTTCTTAACTGGAGCCTTCTTCTTAGGAGCTGCCTTCTTTGCTGTCTTATTCACTGTTTCCACCTTCTTTGGCTCTTCCAAGATCAGGCTTGTGTACTGTAGCTCTGATGGGAATAGCCAGTTTTTAATTTTCTTTAACATCATTTTTTGTCTATCTTTCTGATTATATAATCTATTACTTGTTGTGGCTTCCAATTGTCTGGGAGCTCAAGATTACCTATCTCTTTTACTATGTCTCGTCTGACTTTTTCTTGTATGTAATCTTCCACTATATTATTCTATCATTTATATGTTAAAGGGGCAAGGCCTTAGCCCTGCCCCTTTAATTAGAAGATTTACTTCTTTAGTGCTACCTTAGCCTTTGGAAACTTCTTGTTCCATGCTGTTGCTAGCTTATTGTATTCGACCTTGTATGCTGCTGCTGCAACATCTGATGCTGCCTTCGCTGAGATCGCTGCTGCTGCTGCATCTGCAGTCGCCTTAGCTGTTGCTGCATTTGCTGCTGCTAGAGCAGTTGCTGCTGTTGCTGAATCATTTGCACGACCAGCCTTTTCTGCTGCAAGCTGTGCTGTAACTGCTGCGAGTTCTGCAGTCTTTGCAGCAAGCTCTGACGCTAGGTCACGGACTGCTGCTGTCTTTACAACTACTCCAAGCGGAGCAACGAGGCCTGTTACCGCAGAAGCAACTGTTGCAGTTGCTACGAGTGTAACGTTACCAGAAGCAGGAAGTGTTACATCCTGTGTCTTTGTTCCTAGTGTTGCTGTAGCTGTTTCTGTTGTAAGTGAGTATGTTGTTGATGCAGATGGAGTAATGTACTGAAGGCTGATTGATGCTCCGCCCTTAGCGTTTCCAAATACGTCAAATCCTGATACCTTTGCTGTATATGTTGTACCAGCAGCACCTGTAGCAGGTGCTTCAAGAGCAATCACGTTGAGGGCTCCTGCTGTACCGTTAAAGTAATATGTTGTTACATTTCCACCAATTGTTACTGCGACAGTACCTGCAGCAGTTGTAGTTGTGAAAACATATAGATCAGCAGTAGTACCTGTACCAGTGCTGATTGATGCTGATGTTGAGCCAGCTGATGCTGTTACTGGTGCTGAAACTGTAGAAAGCGCTGCAACGAGCTTTCCATTAGTTGCGACTGCAGAAACTACTGTTCCTGTATCTAGACCTGTAATAGCAATCTTAAGCGCATCTGCTGAATCTACAGAGTTATCTGCAGGGACTGGCAATGCGATTGAAGTTGCTGCTGTTGTACCAGCAGTTGCAGGGGCTGAACCGCCAACTGTAAGAGTTGTAGTAGCAGCACTTGCAGGTGTTGCGACAAGTGTACCCATAGCTACGGCTGCAACCATTGCTAGGGTGATCTTCTTAAATGATTTCATTTAATTTATTCTCCTTAATTTCTCCACCTCTTGCTGAGCGTGGAATTCTATTTTGTGTACGAGTTCCGCCATTGTGACGGAGAGTGATTATCTTCTACTTCTTTCTTCATATCAATGTCTTCGTACATTCGAACAATATGAATACAGGGATCTTGGCCTTCGCCAAACTCTACATCTTCTTGCTCAGACATTGGTAGTCCGTCATGTGTATAGCATACTGGAGGACCGCACCATCCTTTTTCAATTCCAAATGCCATCCATTCATCGTATGTTAAAGCCATTCTTCAAACTCCTTTACGAGTTTGTGTTTTGGTTGAGCGCCAACCGTTGTCTTAACAGGCACACCATTCTTAAAAATAACCATTGCTGGTATTGATTGAATACTATACTTTTCTGCTAATTCTGGGAAATCATCAATGTTTAGTTTACCTACAGGAAGAGAGTATTCTTGCTCTATTTCATCAAGAATTGGTGAAACTTTTTTACAAGGTCCACACCACTCCGCCCAAAAATCTACTAAAATCGTTTCGTTATTAGACAAAGCCTCATCTATGTTATCTCTTGTGATAATCACATTTCCTCCACATGAGTAGGCCAGTAATAGCTGCATGATTCACAGCAAGTATACCCTAACTCACGATAATCTGCAAAGTCAGAGTAGAAATAGTACTTCTCTGCGTCCTTTTCATAAAGTCTACCCTTATGAGTGTAGTGTAGCTTGTTATCTCCGAGCCACCAAGGTGATTCTGATTCAAGCATTATGAAATTTTCCTGATAAATCTCATCGAATTTCTCTCTAGTACTGTTCTTGTACCCACGGAGAATGATTTCTTTGATGATTGCTTCATTATACATGAATAGCCAATCCTCATGACCATCCCACATTTTGACTGCTGGATGATTTTTCCATGCACCTGAACTATAAAGTCCAGCTAAAGACTTTAGGATCTGTAAGTTTTCTACGCTTTGTTTGATTAGACGCTTTCTATCTAAATGCTTTGCTGTCTCCTCAAAATCCGCCTCTGGTAAGAATGTTTGCATAGTGTCTATTCTACTAAATAATGTGGGGCAGGTCAACCCCTGCCCCACTGTAATTATTCTGGCTTATTCTGCAGTTCTTCTGCTGCCTCATTAAACTTATTCATAAACATCTGAATAGTAAAGTAAGAGGTTTCCAAAGCATTCTTATTTAAATTAGCTAATGCTTCTTCTGTTCGCTGATCTTCTGGAAGATTGTTAGCCCAGCGTTGAAATAATGCTACTCCAACGTCAGACATAATTTCTTCAAGCACTGTCATTTTCTTTCCAATATTATCCATTGATAGCTCCCGTAAAATTAATTACTCGATTCGTTTTTATCTTAGCGTTATAGTTAGATGTACTAGTGTTAACTAGTAAATCATAAATCTGACTATATGTAAGAGTTGGCTTTAGTGATGAGAGAAGTACCCAACCTGAAGCAGTTTGAGATGATGAAATGGAAGTTCCAACATGATTCTTTGCAGTTCCATTTAAAGTTAGATCAAGGAATCCTGGTGACAAGAAATCAGTTAGATTGTTGTCGTGATTTGTAAATCCAGCAACGTAACCATTTTTATCGGTTGCACCTACTGCAATAGCAGAAGGAATGCATGCAGGCCAGTCAATTCTTGCTGCATCCCAGTTGTTTCCAGTTGGGAAAAATACTGGCACATTAATAGCAACTGACTTATTTACTGCTTCATCTACTGCAGGAATCTTAGGGCAATAGTCTGTTCCTGGGCGCAAGTTGTGGTGTCCCTGAGACATGTTAATCGCCTTAATATTATATTTATCTTTATTCTGAACTACCCAGTTAATAGCGTTAGCAATAACGTTTGTAGGGGTATTGGCTCGTGTACCATTTGCATTGTAGGCAATGATACGAATAAACACAATCTTAATGTTTGGATTAGCTTTAATTGCTGCTGCTGTCATAACTGATCCGTGCTCAAAACCATTTGAGTACATGAAGTTAGCTGGAATAGAAGCTGCTCCTGGACCCTCCATAAACTCTTGACCGTTTGCACAATTCTTTACTGTTAGAATACAGACTTCATGTACAATCTTCCCGCTAAAAAGAGGATCATTGGGATTGATAGCAGTATCAATAACTGCTAGAGTAGGCGTTGAATCGACTGTGCGATTCTTGATGCTTGCTTGTGCAGTTGCAGGAACTGCTAGTAGTACGGCAATTAGAGCCGAAGTAATTTTTTTGTTCATATCCTAATAATACTAAATACTAGGGGTTGTGTCAATAGCTTACTTATCTTTATTTAATTTAGCGTTGTACCACTTGCCAGCGTCCATATCTGGACCCGTGACCTTGCTTTCTTCTAGCAAAAGGCTAACAGCCTTATTCAAATACTCTATCTGGAACTGCATTCTAAGCATTTCCATCTCAAGCAATCTTATTCTATCTGACTTTCTCATTCCTGATTCTCTCTATCTAATGGAGTTGGAGCTGTTGCCAAACTACCGCATTCGACACACTGCATCTCTAGGAAATAGGTAGCAATTTCGTAATCATCAAAAACTGCTCTCACATAAAAAATCCTTGATCCGCATACACATTCATGTGTTGGTGTGCCACGAAGATCCATTGCATTTAACTGCTGTTCGTGTTCTTTGCGAGCTTCCTCAACATCTGCTTTATCAAACAAAAGGAGGTCATACTTGCTAAAGAAATCTCTTGCAATACCTATACCAATAAGGCCAAGTAGGGCTGCTGCTAGACGGTTAACCCATTTCATAAATCTATTATACTCTATACTTGAATGTATGTAAAGGGAGGGGCAACAGCCATATTAAACTCTGCTGCTGCTTCAAGAGCAGCTTTAATTCTAAGCCTTGGGTTCTTTTGATTCTTTGTTGCATATAAAGCTCCAAGAGCTATCTGTCCGCCGCTTCCTTCTGCCATGTAGTTGACTACATTTTCTCCAACATGGAAGTCTTCATCTATAGTAAAGATTCTGCCTTCAAGTCCAACTATAAATATTCCGCCTGAATCCTCATCGGAGTTTGATCCAATTGTTCCGTAACCATTATCTTTAAATGCAGACTTAACTGAATCAATAAACTTAGTTCTCATGAACTTATCTAGCCCAGAGTTTGTTTTTGTTGGTGTGTATTTTGGTGGAGTCCAACTGTACTGTAGAATTTGCCCCATGCGAAATGAATCAGTGAATGCAATGCCGTACTGACCAACCTTAAAACATTTCGGTTCTTTTCTGGATATAATCCAGCCAGTTTTATCATCGGATGCGGCATGATCAGAACCCATGTAAACGGTTCCATTTTGAGCAATAGCTACTATACAGGTCATATAACCTAGTATACTAAATTTAAAATTCTCTGTCCAGTGGGCTTAAATCTTCTATTTGATGGTCTATAAAGGTTAATTTAATTAAAGTTTCCTCAAGCTCAGACTTAACTGATATCAGCTCCTGAATGGCATTATAATATTTATCTTTCCATTCAGTCAATTCACGCTCAACTTGGTATAGCTGTATTTTTAAATCTTTTAAATCTAATTTAAGGTGATCCTGCTCACGCTCATGCTGGCGGATTCTCTCCTTTTTATTATCCATGAATGAGGCAATAATAGCCGTTCCCATTCCTGACAAGATTGCAGCGGAAATAGCTATTATAATAGAGGTATAATTTACGTTCATTATAGACTAATTATACCTTGATATTGATACTAAATTAATAATTCAGATGCTGAGATTTCATTGCCAACATAGCGTCTTTTAAGAATAATTTCCTTAACATGCTCTGGCCCATGTGATCTTCCCGCCAAAATAACTACCCAGCGTGGCTCAAGCTTAGATGAGTGGCATGTCTCGCACATTAAAAGATTTATTGGAAGTAAACTAGACTTCTTAACATCTAATTTATTCTTAGACTTGTTACAGCTGTAACATAAAATTTTTTCCATTTAATTTGATCCCTCAATGTGCCTAAACACAATTTCGTCGATTATGGTAAACTCTTCATTTTCCATAAGTTCGTTATGCTCTATACCATCTTTGGTATATCTAACGATTGATGCCCAAGCACCAAGCTTTTCTACAACTCCGCCGCATTGTTCTGAATGAATAAAAACAATGTACGTAGTGTCATAGTACTCTTTCACTAGGTCGACCCTCCAACTCGCATCTTACTCCATATGATTCGATCAATTTCTTGACCTTTCCAACATAATCGATGACCATCTCTTTTTTGACGCCATCAAACTGTAAAAAATTATCTTCATATAATCTTAATGCTAGGAAGTCTGGATACATTACTACATCCATAAGAAGCATAGATGGCTTCTTCAACTCGTGAATTCTTTTCTTCATCTCTTCAGTATAAAAAACTGGCTTATTTGGCTCACCAGTCCACTGATTAATACCGTACTTAAAATGCTCTTTTAACTTATCGTTGCCCTTATCAATAAACATTTTTAGCCTTCAATTTCTTCCAGATCTCTGGAGTTTTGTGTAGATTTTTAGTTTTGTCTATTGAACCAGAGCTTAAATATACTCCGCCCCAAACACCGTACTCATTTCCTTCAACGCCTGCTTGGTAGCACATGCTAATAACTGGGCAAGACATACATGCCTCGTCAATGTTCTTAGCTATATTGGAATCTGCTTCATACTTATCATAGAATAGATTTGTATCCATTCCTCTGCATAATCCGAGATGATACCAATCTAAGTCATCTAGATCTACGCCTAGGTTATTTAAAATGTCTGACATATTTTTTAGGCAGTTTCCATATTCCCTTATTGTTAACGACTATTCTCTCAGCCGTTCCCCAAGCATCCGCCATAAACATGCCATTTATATTTGTAAATCCGTTGGAATCTTTTTTCCAAATTACCAAGTCGTAATTATCCCAAAATGGTTTAACGCTCTTGGCCTTCTTAATAAAGACTTCGACACCTAGTTCTGTTAAATGTAACATTATTTCCTAAACATAAACCGCAGCATCCCACTAGTATATATTATACAGTAAAATCTGCGGCTATGTCAATACTTATTTAAGAAAAGTTCCACTCCATATGGACTTTTTAATTTTAGGCTCTTCTTGATCTTCTACATCATAAGCCTTTTCAACTGGTACGCAATTTGGAACCATTCTTCCGTTCTTTTCTTTCATACCCCTTTGGGTATATCCAGACCAGCAGGCCTTTTCCATATTATCCCATTTGTCTTCGTCTTCATTATCTGATTCATATGACTTACTCATACACTCTTCACACTTATCGCATGAGATATTCTCAGCCTTACAGGTCTCGCAACCACAATCTTCGTAGGCCTTTGCAACAGCCATGTCTTCCATTTCAGCAGAATCTTCTGATTCTTCTTCGCCAGACTCTTCTTCTGGCATTTCAATAATAGACTCAATTGCTTCTGTTAGGTGCTCAATAATTGATGCCATCTGTTCTCTAGTTACTTCTGGTCTTAATGCCTTTTCGATATTCTCGTCATCATTAATTTCTACGACTGTATCAATTGGATTTACTGCATCATCAAGCATATCCTTAATTTCTTCAATTACTTCCTGTGCTTCTAAAGACTTCTTCATTTTCTTTTCCCTTTCAACGATCTTACGTGACCAAGAGAATCCTGCGTCTCCGCCCCAAGCTAGCCACATAATTTTTCCATTTGAAGGGTTCTCGGCATTATCCCAATCCTTACCCTTTTTATCTACTTCATGGCGAGAGAAGAATGAATACATGCGCTTAACTGTTGAAAGACTAAGTGTCTCTCCTCTAGCTAATTGTCCTGCACGGGTCCAACCAACTGCTGTACCAGCACCTTTTGCCTTACCATCTTCCTTGAGCCTGATAGCACGACGTGCTGCAGACTGCATACCAGATGTTGGCTTGTATCCTTCTTTTGCCATTTTATTTCTCCTTGACGCTTATAACTTTAACGTTTTTTACTTCATCATCTACGCCAAAAATATCAGTGATATAGTCTTTGGCATCATCTTCGCTAAAAGCTTCAACTTCAGTATCTACCTCAAGCCTGATCTTATAGACGTTCATAATTACTTAATTTCTTGACCGCAAGCTGAGCAAGTTTTCTTTTCAACATTAGCTTTAGGTGTTGCTGACTTAGCAGCACCCTTAAACTTTGGACGACCAAAGCCTACGATAGAAATCATTTCCCCCTGCTTATTCTTTCTAAATGCACGAAGCTTCTTTGAAACTTGTCCGCCATTTCTTTGGCTTCCCTTTTTATCTGGGCTAGTGTTTCCTTCGATACACCAGACAGTTCCATCTTCGTTATCTTTAATAACAATTCCGACGTGACTAATTCTATCGACGCCATCTGATGGGAAATCAAAATAAGCAATATCTCCTGGTTCTGGATCTGCCAGATCTCCATCAATCCATGAGCCAGCTTTCTTAAATGCTTGTGCTCCACCTGGAGTATAAACTGTATTAGGAACTTTTACGCCAGCTTCATTAGCACACCACATAACAAAAGATCCGCACCATGGCTGAAAGTTTGCTTTAGTGAATGCACCATACTTAGTTTCATTATCTTTAGGGCCTTCAATTGTTCCTAGTTCTGCTGTAGCAACTTCAATTAAACGTGCTGCTGTACCTTGATCTGCCATAATTAGTCTTCCTTATCCCAATCAGCGTCAACTGGCTGCTGTTCTGGCATTTGTCCATCTGGCTTTGCTGCCAAACGTGCTGCAACAGCATCAATTTCTGCTTCAAGCTTCTTATCAGCCTGAGTATTCTTAGCATCCATCTCTTTATTTTCAAGTTGTGCCGCCATAATATCTTTAGCGCCTGAATTTCCAATAAGAATTCCTGCTAGAGTTCCTGTAATAAATGTTGCGATACTACCTAAAACATTAAAAAACATTTTATCATTCTCTGATTGTGCTCCAATAGGCTGCGTTACAAATAGCAACCCATAGATAATTCCAGTTGCTGTTAGAAACAAAATGCTTCCAAGAGTTATTCCTAGAATAAATTTAAGACGAGCATCTAGGTCTGCTGGTGTTAGTCTTTGCTTAACCATTTGTTGTTGTTCCCTGTTCTGGTGTTGTAGGTGTAATATCTATTACATCTTTTGTGCAAGTCTGTGAAGCCTCACAGATTGGAGGATTACATTCTTTAAGCTCCCAATTATCGGGATCTTGGCATTCATAGCGGTATCTATTTAAAGAGTCTGCTCCGCATGCACTCAATGATACCATTAATAGCCCAGATAGGGCAATAGCGATTAATTTCCTCATAGGACTATTATACCCTATTCGTCTTTATCTTTATTAGCCTTCGCTCCAAAATAGCCGCCAATAATTCCTATAAGGCCTCCAAGGGCTGTCTGAACAAGGGTCATTACCTCAGCAGAAACCTCTACTGGCTCTCCAGTTACCTGAGTTTCCATGGCTGCTGTGACATAGTCTCCAATAATTGCAGTAATAATAGCTGTTCCAACTAATATCGATAGCACATAAATTACTTTATCTTTCATTTTATTCCTCCTTATTTCTAGCAGGGCTTGTAATTATCCAAAGCGCTGTAGTTCCTATAATTCCATACCCTACAATAGTTTTAGCGCTTCCATCAAGAACTACCCAGGCTATAAACATACCAAGAAGGGTCCAAGCCTGATCGATCAGATCCTTGATTATATTTTTAATTATTCTTACCATCTTCTACCTCCTCTTGAACCTGGTGAATTTGCTCCTGAGCCTCCACCAGAACTTCCTCCTCCGCCTCCCGTGCCACCTCCTGCAGCTCCTCCTGCAGCAACTGCCGCTGCGTTAATTGCTGCACCTGCTGCAACAACTGTAGCAACAACCATGTCTGTTGCCTCTTCTCTTTCTGCATCAGTCATATCTGCACCTATGCTACCCAATGCTGCTAATGCTGCTCCTGGATCAGTTAAAGCTGCTTCTAATAAAGCTGATGGATTCTGCACCAACTCAACTTGTGCAGCAACTTCAGCAGTAATAACTAAAGCATTTCCGCTTTCATCAGTACGAACTTCAACAGGCGTTGACGGGGGCAAATCAGAATATGAAACTCCAGAAGCTTTAATTGCCGCTGCCGAAATAGATTGACCAGGTGCTAAATTCCCTATTAGCTTTTCTACAACAACTTCCTTCTGCTCTTCGGTTAGCTTTCCTTCTTCAGCAGCTTTCTTTAATTCTTGCTCCTCTGCTTTTGCTGCTTCTGACTCAGCTTTTTTAGCTTCTGCTTCTGCTTTAGCGTCTTCCTCTGCTTGCTTTGCTGCTTCTGCCTCAGCTTTTTTAGCTTCTGCTTCTGCATTTGCATTTTCTTCCGCTTGTCTTGCAGCTTCAGCTTCTGCTTCTAGTTTTTCTGCTTCTGCTTTAGCAGCCGCTTCTTCTGCTGCTAACTTTTCAGACTCTGCCTTTGCAGCTGCTTCTTCAGCAGCTTTTGCTTCTTCTGCTGCTTTTGCTGCAGCTTCCTCTGCGGCGATTCTTTCTTCTTCTGCCTTTGCAGCTGCTTCTTCAGCAGCTTTTGCTTCTTCTGCTGCTTTTGCTGCAGCTTCCTCTGCTAGTTTAGCTTCTGATTCAGCCTTAGCTTTTGCTGCTTCAGCGGCTGCAGCCCTTTGTGCTGCAGCTTCTGCTGCTGCCTCCGCAGCTTGTTGTGCAGCCAATGCTGCCGCTGCCGCTGCAGCTTGTGCTGCTGCTTGTTGCTCTGCATAATAATTAACTGTAACCTGTGCTGCATTTGTCATTGCTGTTACTGCTTGATTCACTTTTGTTGTTGCTACATTAGCTAATGTATCTGCTGTCTGTATGGCTATTGATAAATTTTGATTTGCAGTGGCAAGGTTCTGCTGCTCTGTTGATAGAGTCTGATTAGCAGTCGTTAAAGTTGTTTGAGCAGATGTTAGGCTTGTCTCTGCGACTACCTTTTCTGCTGTTACGGTTGCTAGTAATGTTGTGTTAGTAGCAAGGTCCGCAGTGGCTGCTTGTAATGCTGCTACTTGTTGTGGCGTGGCAGATGATGTTGAGAATTCTGAGGCAGGAATTACTTCCCATGTTGATCCATTATATCTACGTAATGATACGGCTGCTCCTCCACCATTTTCGTAATACCACATTTCAAATGTTTTTCCAACGCCAGCAGTAGTTGCAATATCTGCTGTAGACCCACCACCACCTTTATCAAACCAGTCATTGATTACAGTTTGACCATCTAGCTTTAGTAGAACCCCGTCATCAGCAGGCGCTGTAATGTATTGCGTTCCAGTAGTCTGTGGAGTCCAAATACCATCCCATTTAACTTGAAAGCCTTCTGTAATTGTTGTAGTTGCTTGCTTAGTTGCAGATACATTGTCTACTCCATAGTAGTCCCAGTTTGCTGGTATATTTATAGATGCAATCTTTTTGCCTTCTGGTGCAGTAATAACTTCTTGATGGACATAGCTAGGATATGTTGAGTTAACATTATCCTGAATATTAAAAGTACTTGTAGTTCCATCTGTATATGTAACTACGGCATCATGGTCACCGTTTTTAGCAAACACTTGGAAGCTTGCAGCAACTGTATTTGCTGGCATAGTAATAAGAGTATCTGCGGTTGATCCTCTAAGTGTTAGCGAAGGATCTTGTCCAGGACCAGGAAATCCAATAGACCCAATGTATACCTGATTGTTATTTGTAGTTGAGACTGGGGTTCCATTTACTGTAATACCTATCTCAGTATTTAGTCTATTATTAGCAAATGTTTCAGTTACAGTTGTTGTCCCGCCATTTACTGTTGGACCTCCGCTTCCCCATTGTTCGCTAATCCCATTTGTATCTTTTCCAGTATAAACAACTGTTCCTTCTCCAAGTGCGGGGGAAGCACCATTGTCTGCGCTGTCAATAATTGTTATATTTAGTCCAGGAGATGTGTTTGCATTTACTACTGCTGTGGCAGACTCTACTATATCTGTCTTTATTTCTACTACCGCTGTCTGTGATTCAACTGTTGCTGTTGCTATGGCTAAGTTAGTAGTTGCTGTAGCTACTAATGATGTTGCTGATTCAACTGCTATGGTAGCCGCTGCTACTACTGCTGTTTGGGACTCAACTACTACCTGTATTTCTGTTGCAACATTGATTGCTGTTTCTGCTGACTGAATTGCTGTATTTGCCTCTTGAACTTTAACTGTTGCTTCAGAAAGAGCTGTGGCTATAGGTTCCTGCGTAGTGGCAATTGTTGTAGCAGCCTGACTATCTGTATTTGGAACATTAGCTTGAATTGTTGCAACAATGGCGCTTGATTGAGTTTGAGCAGCCTGCTGCAATGTTGTTTCTGCTGTTTCTACCTTGGCCACAACCGTCTCAACTGTAACAGTAGTGGTTGTGATGGTAGTTTCTGATGTGGTATTAGGATCTGCTGGTGTTACCTGAATAGTAACTTCATCTGCATAAGCATTGCTTGGACCGAAAAGGAAAAGCCAGCCCATTATAAATAAGCTGGTTAGGAAATACTGTAACTTTCTAGTCAATTAGGGTCTCCCAAGTAATGCAATATATTTGCTTACATAGGAATTATAACAGATAAGTATTGTTAAATTAAATCAGTTAACTACCTTGCGTTATCTGTTTTATAGAAACCATTGCCCTTAAACTGTATACCAAAGGTGCCGTAATGCCTCTGTAGCTTTTCCCCACACTTATTGCATAGATAGCTTGGTTCAACAGAGTTTATTGATCTTTCTTTTGTGACAATGTCTTCTGGAGAACACTCACACTTATACTCGTAATATGGCATTACTTACCGCTCTTTTTTCTCTTCTCTGCCAAGATTGTAAAGTCTTTAATCTTGGTTTCGCCCATGTAGCCCCAGGCGTATCCATCTTCAATCATAATTTCATTTACTGACTTAGAGTTACCGTCTAGGTAAACCCATCCAAGTATTCTTCCGTACTTCTCTGAACTATCTGGAAGCTCTGTTTTAATTACAATATCTTTAACGTCTTTAAATTTAGACTTCAGATATTCTTTTGATTCAAGCCCCAGACTTTTCTCAAACTTATCAGTAGTTCTTGACTCTGGAGTATCAATGCCAGCCAGTCTTAGTCTCTGAGAATATGAGATGCTAAATCCTAGATCAATGTCAACATCGATAGTGTCACCGTCTACTATCTTTGTAACCTGCTTAACTCGATACTCGTACATAATACTCCTTAAATGTTTAGGAGCAGTTTTTAGACTTGCTCAGGTCTGTCCTACGGGTAGCGCCCGTATAAAGTCTGCGACTCCCCAGTGACGGGGTGCAGGCTTCTATTATACTATTTATTTGATTTTGATCGTCTTTGGCTTTTTATCTTCAGGTACAATTTTTTCAACTGTAACGGACAAAAGACCATTTTTTAGCTCAGCACCAGTGACTTCCATATATTCACCAAGCGCAAATGTGCGGGTAAATTTACGGGCAGCAATTCCTTTATGAATTGCTTCACCAGAATCCTCTGTAGACACCTCTCCCTTAATTACTAGAGTTCCATTATCTAGAGTAACATCCACGTCCTTCTTGTCAAAACCAGCCAGGGCTAGGTCTACACGAAATACGTCCTCCTCTATCTTTACGATATTGTAGGGCGGGTATGATTGATGTGATGCTGTTGTGTGTACTGTATTTAGGCGATCAAACATATCGTTGAAGCCAATAAAAAATGGATCCTTAAAAAGATCCAATGTAAAATGTGTTACCATTTTATTCCTCCTTTAAGCGAATAAATTAATATGTGGGCCCCTTATGGCGACCCACATATATTATATCAAAAAGTTGATATACAGGCAATTAGAATATCTTTGTATTCTTTTCGTTCATCTTTTCCGCTTCTGCTTCTGAAGCGTATAGAGCTCTAAGCTGAGCAACCGCTGCAGATTCACCTGCATGGCACCCTACAAGCTCACCAGTATCTTGCTTTACAACAGCGTATCCAGTACATCCTGCTGCATTTCTTTTAATTTCCCAAGGCATATTATCCTCCTAGTCGTTTGGAACTTCAGGCAGATCCATCTCGATCAGCCCCATTTCTTTTGCTAACTTCTTTCCTTCTTCAGTTAAATGTAATGTAGCTTCTAAATTCTCATCATATTCAACCTGAAGCAGATCTAATTCGTATAACTTCATCAATGAATTATCTACATATTCATGGTGAGCCTCCCATAATTCTGGAGCTATATCTTTAGCCTTTTCATTTATTGCAAATATCATTTCGCCAGATTCGTCCATACCTTCTAATGTTACTGCGCCTATCTCAAGGTAGTATTCTAAATCTCTATGTGGTACTTCTTCTTCGTCCATGCTATCTCCTTTATTTACTAGTCCGCCAGGTTGGATTTGAACCAACGATTCATACCTTATAAGAGTATTTCCAAAACCAGGCTAGGATACTGGCGGTCTTTTAATGTAATCAACTGCATTATTTAAAAGTTTTAAATCATCCTCAAGTAATCCTATTGCTGTATTACAATTACTACATAATACACCCCTAATGCATTTTCCGCAAGACCAGGCTCCCTTACAACAATTATGATCGTGGTCTATGTGAACAGCATGCTTATTTCTGCATATCCAACAATTTCCTTTATATCTTTTAAGCATAAAATCGTACTGCTCTTTAGTAATATTATGCCTTTTAAATCTTCTTGGATCATAGCCTAAAGATTTAATATCTCTATCTCTTTTTTGTCTTCTATACTTATTTGCTGCAAGTCTGCACTTATCGCAGGGAACCTCTTTGTTTTTGCCATGCGTTTGATATCCAGAATATGTACCACATTTAACCATAAATACATTATATCATAATTTATTTATCATAACAACTATTGTAGCGTTCCGTCCTCATTTTTGTCAATAGTTGTTTCGACTAGCTGCTGTACATATTCAGAAAAATGCTTTCTAATGTTTCCAGTTGGTCTTGCACCTAAAGAGATCCATATTCTTTTATACTCGATAACATTTGAAAAAGTAGTAGGACATAGGGATACGCCATTATATTCTTTCAATGTAGTTGGCAGTGGAACATGCTTACCACAGCACTTACATTCTTTAGCCAGCTCTTGATATATACTCATATTATTTCCATTCCGTCTAGTGCTTCTGATAATTGTTGTGGCATACGTGGAGCCCTTATCATATTTGTTACTACTGTGTCATCCTTTTGTTCTCTATCCCACTTAAGAGAATCATAGGTATGAATCTTAATTTCTTCATTATTTGATCGTCTTGTTAGACTAATCGAATTATAAATAGCTCCGCATACTGCGTCAGCAAGGTCCTTAGAGCCCTTTCTTGGGTGGTCAACCTTATCTCTCATTATCTTTAATTGAAGTAATTCATCAATAAGCAATGGGATATGTGGACCAGTTAATCTTTCTTCAGTAATGATCATAGCCATATCGTCGTAATGCTTCTTTGCAACAGATAGAGTTTCTGTATTAATTCCGTATTGCTTTAGCTGCTGCATCATATCGTGTGAGTTCCAGCGGTCAAATGTGCACAGCCTAATATTAAATCCTACTGTTCTTAATGACAAGATGTAGTCCTTTACCTCTGTAAAGTCTACAGACTTATCTTTTGTAGGAGTCCAGTATCTAACAGCATCAACTTCTACAATTGGAGCAGGTTGCGAATATGTATCAGTTACTTTTATATTTACCCACTTCTGAACATGTGCAATTGCAACAGCACAATGGTCATGCTTCTGGGCTAAGTCTACGTGAATAAAATATTCTTTATCTGGGTCTGGTGCAAACCAGTTCTGGAATCTACCAAAGTCGTCCAGGGCTATTGCCATATTATTAAATGCCTTCTCAACCTTTTCACGGGACTTAAAGAATGCGTCAATCATTTCTGGTGGCATACATGCAAATCGACCTAGTGCATCTGGCATATTTTTGTAAAAGTCTACCTTAAAATCTTCAATCTTTTTAGTTGGATTTACTTCCCATGTTGGACGCTTTAGCGCATATGTTTTTGGATACAGGTAAGACTTGATATGGTCTTCTTCCCATGCAACAGTTACCTCATTGCCTTCCGTTCCGTCTGGAAGATCATCGTCCATCTTCATGGTCTTTGTTCTAATAATTGTTTCTTTCTCGCCAATTACTGACTCATAAAACTTTTGAATTGGATCATTTTTAAATCGTGGGAACGATAGCAGAATAACTTTACCGTAGTCAGGAAAACGAGACATAACAGATGCACGATACATATCATATATAGCGTCAGCTGTTTTTGCTTGATCATGACCAGTTGTATTTTCTACGGCAAAGCCAGAAATTTCGTCAAGGATTACGGCTATAACGTTATATCCCTCCCAGGCTTCACGCTCTGAGTGGCCAGAATAAACATTGACATTCTTATCAAATTTGATCTCTGAGGCTTTAGGGTCATACTTGCCAATAAACCACGGAGACCTTTCAATTCTAGTCTTAAACCCCTTAAAGAAAACGTTGTTTGCCTGCTGTGCGTTAATAGCAATGTTTAGGATATCGATTGTGTCACCAGGAGGCTTTCCATAATAGGTTGCAGGATCTTTAAGGCATAGCAATAGGTATACCATTCTAGCTACAGAAATTGTTGATGAGTAGTCTTTACCAGACCCTTTTCCTAGCTGTGCAATAACTTCATTGCATGTTTGCTTAAATACTCTTTCGCCTTCTTCTTCGCCAAGTAGTTTGATCAGAGTGGACTCTTTATAGATTTGAGAAGACTTTTCGATTAAAGTATACTGATGATCTGAAAGTGGTGGTAGTCCAAGATAATCTGGGCTAGTAACGAATGTACGTAAATCTACTGGACGCTCTTCAAATTCTTCGCCATCCAATATATCTATTAAATCATTAAAATTAAGATCCACTAGCTTCCTCTGAGTCTAGTACTACTGGTTCAACGATTCCAGTAATTTGAGAAAGCCTTTTAGCAACGTCCATCTTACATTTTGGACAACCTGCTGTAACTTCTTTTAATATCTTAACCAGGATATCTTGCTTGCGTTCTGTCTCAGCCAATTGTGTTGCAAGCTCTGCATTATCTAGTAGGCCTACTTCTTGGAGCATGCCGATTCTTTTACCTTCAATGTCTGCAATAAGCTTTAGGGCTGTTGCCTTTACATTTAATTGTCCAGCCTGATCTGCGTCCTCTACAGTTTTCCATGCTTCTTTAATCAACATGGCATAGTGTTGGTCAGCTCCAGAGATAGCCTCTTTAGCCCTCTCACGGGCCGCTGTGTCGTTGTGGACTACATTCTTCCACTCACCTATCAACTCAACCACTTCTGCCCTCTTAAAGCCCGTCAGGGTGGCAATCTGGGTAGGGTTATTACCCTTAAGTAGTTCTTCGACTACTTTGTTCATGCGGTCAAAATGATCAGCTAATTCTATATCAGACATGTAATACAGTATACTCTTAGTCGACTAAAAAATCAACTTGATTTAGCAATTTTATACAGGACTAAATAACCAATTAAATCATCAATATCGTTATCTCCTGCATACCCCTGATTATTCATTACTCTATTTAGTTTATCATCAATACGAACCTTTAATTGTTCTGTTGGTTCCGCCGATGAAAATATACGTGCAGGATTTAGGGCAGAGTCTCCGTATGATATATTTTTTTCAATTAATAGGTGTGCAATCTCATGACAGGCTGACCAAATCTTAGCACCTGATGGAGCACCGATTGACTTTAAATATAGGTCATTACAATTAAAGTTTTCTACATCTTCAAATACTGGTTTTAACATTATTCCGCCTTTTTGTTTAATGTTGCAATAAGGTGATCATCAATAGGATTATTAGGATCTTTTGAATACTCTATGTTATCAATTATAAAATATTTTTCCACAATTGGCAATACCTCCGAAGCCGAATGGTCAATCCAAGTTCTGCTGTGAAGGACTAGCCTGTCTGTTATTTTAGACAAATCTTTTAAATACGAATCTAATTCAGAATCCTCTATGTGTTGAAAGACAAGGCTTGCTAGAACTAAATCAAATCTAAAGCTTTTTACAAGATTCCAGTCAGATGTATATAATATATTATTTAATTTGTTTTCATCTGGAACTAATGAGATCATGCTTGGCAAATCAAAGCCCACAATCTTACGATAATCTTTGGCTAAAGCTACGGTATTTCTTCCTACACCACAACCAAAGTCTAATGCGTACTGGTTATTACCTCCTGAGCTTTTAGTTAAAGACATGACTTCATCATAGACGGGCATATCCTTAAATTCTCCAGTATATCCAGTTAGAATTAAATCCCCTGCTGTTTCTTTATTAGCATTTAGCCATATATCTTTACTCATCTTTTTTTAATCAATCCAAACTGCTCAAGGTATCTCTGTATTGTCATAGCAGATACCCCACACTCTTTACCAATTTCAGTAACTGTTTTCTTTTGAACTACGTATCGCCTATGCAACCACTCTTTACTTTGATATAATTTCATCGTTCTGTCAACACCGTATTTGAATAATGAGCAATGCCGAATGCATCTGCTACGTCAAAATCATCTAGCTCAAGATTATACTTCTTATTAAAGTAGTCCACTGTTCTTTGCTTTCTTATATTTCTCATTTTATTTTTATACCATGAATCTGCATACCCTGGAAATGCTATCTTCAAAGCATCCTTCTCCGCCTTGGTTGGATTCTTATTACCAATATATGCCTGCCATGAGGTAGGGGCTATTGTGATAACTTGTGCTCCAGTAGACATAAGTTCTGCAATTACAACACCGTATACATACGATAGTTTAATTACAGCATCTGGAGACCTAACTAGGACCGCACCCTCAACTGCTATGTAGTCGGACTTCAGCTCTTCTAGCATGGCATGCATTTTCACCTTTGCATCATGAATTTTTTCGTAAATAGTAGAACCAGTAAACTCTATCTTTCCCCACTTAATAGGCTGATTATTTTCCATAAGGCAAAATGCAACTGAGTTTGTTGAGGCATCTATGCCCAAAACCCTAGAAGCTTTCGTCTTTACAAGTTCAGCTAATCTCATCGATCATCCCAATTATCTTATTACGATGCTCAAGATTAATCTTTTTCTGGCAACCAGAGCATACATCAGATTCATTATATCTACTCAGAATGCCCTTGCATCTCTTACATTCTCTTTTAGCGCCCTGGCGAATAGCCTTCTTCTCATAGTATTTTTCCATGATACGCCTGTTTGTAGCAAGTCGGCAGCATTCATCTGTGCAGTATTTTTGATTGTGTGTCTTTGCCTCAAACTCTTTAGCGCATTCTGAATTAGCACATATCATAGCTTTGGCACCTCAAACAATTCTATCTGAACTGTGCCAGTAGGCGCCTCTTTATCCCAGCAAGCTTTTTTAATTGGGCAGTATGTACATGGCATCTTAGACTTTGTTACTCCCGCTGGTTTCATTGGGAGGTCTCCATCCTTAAAGTTATCCCATACCTCACAAAGCCAAGTAAATGTGTCATCGATAATCTTCTTGTTCTTTTCATTCATTGAAACAGGAATTAAGAGTATCTCTTGAGTATTTTTATTTTCGTATAGAAAAAATCCTTCTTTGGCATTCTTTAACTTCATGTATGTCAGTAGCTGAAGCATATGGTTAGGAGATGATTTCATCTCAGCCTGTCGGCTATCCCATACTTCCTGCTTAGCAGTTTTAATTTCTCCAATTACAGTTTCGCCATCATACTCCATGATCAAGTCAATGAATCCACGAATAGGCGGATACTCATTGATAATCTCTTCTTCTTCAGCTTTCCATTCTGGCATAGTCTTAATTAGATTCTGAAGTCTTTCATGAGCCTGTGTTCCCTGCGCCATATTTGCAACTGCAACTGCATCATTATCATCAATAAAAACTGCACCAGAAAATGCCATATACCAATACCGTGGACAATTTCCATGCCCATATCCTAATGAGCTTGGGCTAAATGACTTCTTA